AGAAAAGTTTCTCAGCCGATCTTTGCCAACGATGCGCGTAGCAAACTTACTGAGTACGGTAATAAAGTTGCGCTTGATACTTTGCTTTCTATTCCAATGGTCGAAAGAGTTTGCAAGTTTGCGCGTTTCGACTTTGAGGATTTGAAAGATGAACTCTCTCGCGGATTCAAAGACGAATCACAGAAACTTTCTTTTCTTGACAGACGTGAACACTGGTTCATGCGCCTGAAAGAAAAGATGAAGGAGTTACGAATCTCCAAAGAGACTTTGCTAAGCTTTGGCTTTGATTTTAAGGCTGCAAAGTCTTTCGCCTATCAGACTATTTGAGCATGGTCTGGTAGCCACAAACTAATAAATTCAATAACTATGGTTGCAAAAGTTCTAATCTTCATCATGGGATGGGTAATGCTCATTCCTGCAATGTTTCTGTGCTTTGACGGAAACTTCTGGTACTTTGTACTTGGTGTTATCTACTTTGTTGTTATCGTATTCAGCGGGCCAGACATTGACCGAAAGTTCTGGAAGGCGTGGTGGAGCATCAACAAGAGTTTGTTTCCGCTGCCGAAAGAGTACGATAATTGAGAGTACGACAAAACTCTGTGCAGTGTTGTAACTGTACAGAGTACGATAATAGTTTTATTTTTTTTGGTTATTGTTTTTTTTGAAACCCGTGAGGGCTATTACTTTCGACATCTTTATCAATGTCGGAAGTACGATAATTCTAAACTTTTATGGATATGAAAAAGAAAAAGAACATGATTATTTTCGTGCTTGCAGCTCTTTGCGCAATCACAGTCGAGACAAGTATTTTCTTCGGTTATCAAGCTGCAAAGTTACACGCAAAGAATGAGCGTGTAATGAGACAGAACCAACAGTTACGCGAGGAAGTCAAAGACATTGAAGACAAGAACAACGAATTGTCTAACGTCGTTGAAAGTTTCGACAATCCTCACCGTCGTTCTCTTGCATCTTTTGAGTGTTACTCTGCGTTGCAGCCCTAAACAAACTCCTGACATAGTAAAGTATGTCGGGAGTACGATATTAACTAATAGATAAAAGATTATGAAAGCAAAAGAAATTTTAAGATTCATGCTTAGTGCATGGGTTCCCGCAGCAGATTGCGGTATCAAGACTTTCACCAGAAGTGAGACATATTCAGAAACTTTCGATGGACTTTGTGACGATATGAATTGCAAGGAAGGTGAATATTTCTGGTGTCAAGTTTACGGTTCTGAACAAGATTGTAATCGTTATCGCAAGAAACTACTTTCCTACGGAAGTCAGAAAGCATGTGACGTTGAACTTCCAACTTCTGACGGTTGGATATACATCGTTAAGATTGAGGAATGAAAATAACTTCTGTCTATGCAGCAATAGACGGAAGTACGAAAACTTTAAAGATTACAATTATGATGTACAAAGTAACATTTACCTTTGATGTTTGGGCGCATGAGTTTCCAGATTTGCATCCCGATACAAAGATACGTGAAAGTTTCCATGTCTCGGCAAACAATCAGTCTGAAGCCTTTGTCAGTGCAAGGAATCAAGCCGAAAAGTATGCGAATCTGTTAGGCTATGGTGGCACATGCCTACCTGCAATAACAGACAAGTCGGCAAACATAATCATTCACGAAAGTTCTAAGCAAGAACTTGATGCAGAACTTGATGCTATTCTCTCTGACCCGCTCTTTGCAAACTTATGATTTGCAGAGAGTACGAAAGACTAACCAATTAAAAGTATATCAATTATGAGAACAAGAATTGTCAAGCCGATGGAAAGTCCTTTCATCGGAAAGTTTGCAGAGATTTGCGCAAAGTGCAACGGTACAGAACTTTGGAAAGACGGAATCAGATTTGTCCGTCCTGCAATGGTCAAGTGCTGAAACAAACTTCCCATGATGTTGCAATCATGGGAAGTACGATAACAATTCACTAAAATAAAAGCAATTATGAACACAACATTTAAAGATTATCTGCAAACTCTTACGCCAAAGCGTAGAGATATTGCGATGGAAGCCGTAGCCGAATATCTGAGAGGTGAAAGCGAAAACATTCAATTTGTTGACACAGCTACAAAAGTTTATAATCTGTGCCATGACCTTGCTCTTGAAGAGGTAGAGCATGCTGAAGTCATTTTGATGCGCAATAATTACAAACTTATTAAGCGTGTCAGAATTGCGTCTGGTGGCATTACTGAAACATTTTTCGACATTCGCTTGATTTTGAAGGAAGCATTACTGGCAAATGCCACTATTATTGCAATGGTTCACAATCACCCATCTGGAAGTATTCGCCCATCAAAGTTTGACGATGAATTAACTTTGAACGCAAAGAAAGCCTGCGACGTAATGCGTATTCATTTGGCTGACCATGTTATTATTGCTGACGGTGCATATTATTCGTATCGTGAGCAAGGTAGAATCTAAAAAACTTTCAGAGGAATAATACCCCTCTGGAAGTACGATATTATTCACTCTAAATTTTAGGAATTATGGAAAAATATTTAGTATGTTCTTTCCATTTTGAGGAAGGGACGTTGCCGAATGAGTTCTATGTAATTGACAGGGCATCAAAGAAAGTTTTGATGTATCAGTTCTACCACGACTGCAAGGATGAAACGAAACGTTTGCTGAGAATGTGGGAAACCGAACAAAAACGCCCATCTGACAGAAAAATAGGATGCGAACTTATCGACGTGCTCAACGGTCAATCTCCAGATGGTTTCTTGAAAACAATCCTCGCTACCGATGATGCAAGAAAGGTAACAAACAAAGTTTGTGAATTTCGTGCAAAATGGTTTGCCATCCGTCAGAAACGTCTTGAGTATCTTGCAACTTCTGAGAGTTGTGGCTGGGATAAAAGTGCTACAGATTCTTTCATCGCAGAACACTTCTGTGAACTCTAAACTTTTGTGGAGGTGACACTCCACGAAAGTACGACTAATCATTTTAAAATTCAGCAATTATGAGAATCAGTAAAGAAACTATTGATGCACTGAAGTCTCAGGGCATCATCATCCGTTGGTTTCCAGAGGAAACTTACGAAGAGTTCAGGAAAAGAGTTTGGCAGGAAATGTACGACTACAGTTTCAACTACAGCAAAAGTTCTTGCCGTGAACTTAACCCAACCGAAAAAGATTGGTGCATAAGTTACGAAACGCTTGCAGAGTACGAGGAACATTGCCGAAAGTTTGCAGACGATACGGTTGACCGCCATTGCGACCCATACGAGTACGACACATTGTTTGTCACCCACGATGGCGAGCAGACTCTTGTCAAGAAGGAAAACGTCAAGTCGAAAGAAATCACCGTTGACTATGTCCTGAAACTTGTCGAGAAGGATCGCAAGGTCTATTCCGGCACTTACGGAAAGTTTGCCATTGCCATGCAGCGACTTTGCAAGGAGCGCGGTTACAACAATCGTTTCCTGGTCTATCCTACAACCTACGGCATCGGCATCTGGCTCTTCTACAACTTCCATGCCGACGAGAACATTGCCGACATTAAAAGTCTGATGGACGAACGCGGAATCGAATACTACAACGAATATTCCGACAAACGTTGGGTGTATCGTTTCAAAGTTTCCAAGAAACGTGAGAACATCGAAAGAATGTGTGCCTAAACACTTTCGGGGAGCATCGCAACTCCCCAAAGTACGAATGATAAAAACAATTTAAGTCTAACCCACTAAAATTTATTCAATTATGACAAACGTATTATTCGGCAGAACTTCTGCTCCGGCTATGACTATGCCGACCGTGACTGAAACTACAGTAGTTGACAACACAAAGTTCTTTGACTGGAACGAAAAGGGCTACGGCACTCAGCCGCTAACTCTGGAAATGTTGGAGCGGACTCAGCATGAGAATGACGTGCAAGGTAAGCCCCTCAAGGGAATCTATCACTTCCAACTCATTAACGAGATTCTTTCTGCTTGCAACGAGTTTGGCTATCAGACCGAAGTCTATGACTTGTTCGCTGCACAGAACCGTGACAAGAACATGCCTGGTGTAACTGTTATCCGTCAGGTGGAGGAAAAGTACGGTGACAATGCAGTGGAGGCTCACATTCTCAGAAGAGTCTTTGCAAACATTCGCATCACAGACTTTGACAACTCCGAGACTACGACAGGACTCGCCATTGCCTACCATCAGAAAGGTATTCAGGTCGGCTTTGGCCCGCAGGTTATCATCTGCCACAATCAGTGTATGCTCAGCCCAGAACTTTACATCGCCTCCTATGGTGACAAGGGTACTGGACGCGGTGGCGGCTCTGACATCGAAACTATTCTCCGTACCGTTCGCGGCTGGCTCATGGATGCACGAAACTTGATCGAGCGTGACCGTGAGAAGATTGAGCGACTGAAGAACATTGTCGTACCTGCTGACCAGATGCTTATGATTATCGGTCAACTTACGGCAATGAGAGTCAAGGCTGACACTTCACGCAAAACTATTCGTGAGAACATGACCTATCCGCTGAATCAGTCACAGATTACGACTTTCACGGAAGACATGCTGGAGGCTTACAAACTCCATGACCGCGTGACAGCCTGGGACATCTACAACTCCGCTACAGAAATGTATAAGGCGCAGCGCATGGATATTCCACAACTTTTGCCGCAGAACCGTGCTATGGTTGCCTTCCTCAACGACTGGTTTGAAGTAGCCTAAAACTCTCTTCACTCTGTGAGACCTCGCAATCTCACAGAGTACGAAACTAAATTCAATTATTATGACTACAGACAAGATTAAATCAGCCATCG